ATGACCAAAAAAAACAGTAAAAACAAAGCCGGCTCCAACACCATTGCGCTGAACCGGACCGCCCGCCACGAATACTTCATCGAAGAGAAGGTCGAGGCCGGCATGGCACTGCAAGGGTGGGAGGTCAAATCCCTGCGGGCGGGCAAAGCCAACATAGGTGAAGCCTACGTCACCTTTATTCGTGGCGAAGCCTTCCTGTTTGGTTCCACCTTCCTGCCGCTGCAAGCCGCCTCCAGCCACGTCGTCTGCGACCCGACCCGGATGCGTAAACTGCTGATAGGCCGCCGCGAACTCGACCGGTTGATTGGTCTGATTGAACGCCAGGGCTACACCGTGGTGCCCCTCGCCCTCTACTGGAAGGGCCCCTGGGTTAAGGTCGAGATTGGCCTCGTTAAGGGTAAAAAGGATCACGACAAGCGTGAGGCGACCAAAGCACGCGAGTGGGATCGTGAGAAATCACGCATCATGAAGAACAAGCGACTGGGCTGATCGCCTTTTTGCACAAAGTTTCTGCAGTTGACCGGCTTTGGCCGGTCAATTTGTCTGTGAGCCTTGCGCCGGACCTGCCAAGGCGCATACAATCCCCTGACTTGGGGCTGATTTTGGATTCGACAGGATTCACGAAACCCAAGGTGCATGCCGAGGTGCGGTTGGCCTCGCTAAAAAGCCGCAAAAAAATAGTCGCAAACGACGAAACCTACGCACTAGCAGCTTAATAACCTGCTTAGAGCCCTTCTCCCCTAGCTTGCCTGTGTCCTAGGGAATCTGAAGGTCATCCTTCACAGGATCGTGTGGAAGTCCTGCTCGGGGCGGAAGCATTAAAACCAATCGAGCTAGTCAATTCGTGGCGTGTCTCTCCGCAGCGGGTTGGCGAATGTAAAGAGTGACTAAGCATGTAGTGCCGAGGATGTAGGAATTTTGGACGCGGGTTCAACTCCCGCCAGCTCCACCAATTTAACTAGGACAGCAACCGGACATAGCTTTAAAAAACAGTCACTTAGCAAAAACGAGGCGACTGAGGCGTGACCATGATTGCATCCAAAATGATCCACAGGTGATCCAAGAACAAGAAGGCCTGCAGAAATGCAGGCCTTTTTCTATTTATGCGACCAACCAACAAAAAAAGCCCGCTCCGCAGCAGGCTCTTTGGTCATTAATTCAGTAGCTCTCTCAACCTCTGCACTTGCTTGTCTACCTCATCCCTCGCAGTCTGATCCAAGTCCAGGTCAGCCAACATCTCAGCCAACCTCTCAAACTCCAAACCAATCCCGTGCCCATCAGGGCTGTCGTTTTTGTTGCTCTGTACCTTCATCTGCCCGGCTCCAATCACTGCCATCAGCCTCACGGCTGTAGAATACTGTATGCCCATACAGGTTTTTCGTACTCTACCACAGAGAGCAAGCACAGAACATATCCATTAGTCATGCTGGCCGCCTCACTGCCCCGGCGATCCTGTCCTACGAACGCAAGCCTATGTTGTTATTATGTTTAGCGTCTTTACTCTACCTCATTGCGAGTACGCAGATCTGCTGCAGTTCGCAGCCAAGTAGCAGCAAATTTGCGGCTTTCTCATTCTCATCTACACTCTCTCAAAAATATAACGAGCACGGGTAGCGCCCTGTAGTCAGCAGTAGGAACACACATGAAACGCTACCTGAAAAATTCCCCGTATGTGGCGGAATACGTCCGCCGCGCGAAAGGCCGAATGCAGCACATCCTTGATGAGCGCGGCCTATCGCACAGCGACCTGGGCGCCCTAACCGGCATCCATCGCACAACGATCCAGCGCTGGCTATCACTCAGCAACGATAGCTTTATGGCGCTGTCAGATGCCGCGTTGATAGGCACGCATCTCGGTCTATCGGTGCAGGCCATGCTGCCCGATCCGTGCTGGCAGTGCTCCGAAAGTGACGAGCGGTCAGCCCTTATGCGAAGAGCCGAAGTCATGCGAACGGAGCACCTGAGGTCACTCTTGGAGTGCTATGCGGTTATCACAGGGGTCAGGGCTGGGTGATGCGAACTGGTAATCTGGCAACAGACTACAGAGCAGTGATTCAAGATCGATACGGTCTCTCTGTTCGAGATCGATGGTATTGATGAGGTGTTTCAGTTGTAATAATTGCGCGCTGACCTGCATGCTGACTCCCGTATCTGAGCGTAAACATAATCACCAGAAACAGGTTATGGCCAAGCGCCGTTATGTTTGCAGACTGTTATATCCATAACCTGATGATTGCCAAAGTGGTTATGGATTCGAATGATCCGTGCTCTTAATTGAGCAAAGCCAATCTACTGCGCAGGTTTTTCGCTGTCAACGAAGCTCCCATTTTGGCATCTATTAGTATGCTTATCAGTATGATGGGTATGAAAATGGGGCCGAAGCCCCGTGATTTGATGTGTTAGCTGGCAGCCTTTATCAAAAGGCTTATTAGGAACCCAACGACAGCCAACGTCCCTAGCCACATGATCACATTGTCCACGCTGGCATTGGTGGCTTTGTGCATGAACCAGCATCCAATCAGGAAGGGCGGCAAGGCCAATGCAAAGTGGACGCTGATAAGCGTCCCAGCAATCAGCCAGAAAATCAGGGCAATACCTGCCATCGTTAGGTCCTCGCGGTTTGGTTGGAGTGGTCAGTGTATACCCACGACCACCCCGTTATGAGGGCCGTCATTCCCACAATGGCTGATTGCGCTTCACCGACTCAGCCACCAGTGCGTTGCGCTTGCTCATCAGTTTATCCAGGCGATCGCGCTTCTGATCTGATGTCAGTACGCGGTCGCGCTGGATCAGCTCCATTTCATTACGCAGTTGGCGGATCTGCTGCTGGGTGCGGCTCATGTTGCTGCGCGCCCGTAGAATGGCGCCCTGCTCATCCAGCAGCGCCTTGGCTTCATCAGTCATGCCTTCCTTACGGTACTGATCGACGGTGCGCTTGAGCTTGTTCACCTCATCCAGCATGGAATAAAACTGATCCATCTGCTGGGTAGACTTGGCCGGCGCGCTGCCGCGATAGAATGCCTTCACCACTGGGATCTCATCAGCACGCCATGCAGCAGACTCGCCAGGTGACATTGCTCGGATCAGCCCGTCCGCTGCCGCCATCACATAACTACCAATGGTGCCGGTGTAACCAATCATCAGGTGCTCCAGCTTCTTGGGGCTCATGCCGGTAGCCTGGCCGAGCTCGCGCATCAGCAAAGAGGTGTTCTCGTTGTATCGGGCCTCGGCACGCACCGCCAGATCCGCCATGTTCTCAATGGGCGCACCACGGAACGTGTCGTAGTTGAAATAGGATTCAACCAGCGGCTTGATCACCTGCGGTGTCGGGTTGAGCGCGAAGGTGTCCATAAAGCTGCGGGCCAGCGCCTTGCCGAACTGCTCCCCGGTGTCAGCACCACCCGCCACTCTGACCATGCGCTCAGGGATGGTGGCAAACATCACACCGATTTCAAACGGCTTGGGAATGCGGAAATGCTGGTCACCCAAGAAGAAGTGCCAGTTAGCGTCCTTATCCCAATCAGGCAAGTCATTGTAGCGGTCGTCATCCCAGTTCATGGCCAGCAGTGCCAACGACGCCGCGGTGATCATGCCAGCCCGTCTGGCAATGGCGCGAGGGTTGTCGCGCAGTTCCCGAGCCAATTTGCCAAGCCCCTGCACCCGGGCATTAAAGAACGGCAGCAGTTGCACAAACAGTTGCATGCCCTTTGATGCCCCAAGCATGGAGAAGTCCATCAGGTCCTTGGCTTCAAAGGCGGCTTGGGCATGGCTCTTGCCGGCCTTGATGGCGGCGTCATAGACCGCCTCGCGGTTGGCATTCTCAAAGGCCTCGCCGTACTTGGCGTACTTGTCCCACGCGCTGGCGATCACCTCTTGCGCCTGCTTGGCGTTACGGATGATGGACTTTTCGTACTTGCTGATCTGCTCTGGCGTCATCCCTTTGCGACGCAGTGCCTTGCGTACCGAGTCAGCCATCGCCCCCGGGTCATTGCCGTTGACGTAGCCCCCCAAGAATGAGGCGCCGGAGAACATCACATCAAGCGTGCTGCCATCCATCGCCAGGGTTTTCCTGATCCCCTTAATGGAATCAACCACCGGTTTAAAGCCGTCCTTGCTGATGGCCCATGCGCTGAGCGAGTCACGCATGAAGTTGCGGAACATAAATTCAGGCGAGGCCGTAACGCCAGCAGTCAACAGGCGCTTGGCTTTGGATGCCAGCTGTACCCCTTTTCCAAATGGCTCGCGGTCAAAGAAGGTCATCGCCCGATACAGATCGGGATCATTGACCCGCAGCATGTAATCCTCACCATCAACCTTGACGGTTATCAGCTCACGGCCGTTCTTGATGGCGCGCCAGTCCATCATGTTGGGCTTGGCGACCACCTCAATCAGATCAGTGTCAGCCAGGTTCCACACGATTTTTTGGGCGGCCATGTTCTTCATGGACGCATCGATCAGCTTGCCGGTGCTGGAAAAGATGTTCTCGAGCAGATCTGCGGTGTGCTCGGTGCCGCCCTTGAGCTTCTTAATGCCGGCACTCTGGTTGGCCAGCCCCTTGGCCTTGAACGGCGCCATGGCATCGCCATCTTCCGATTCACGGAAGAATGGGATATACCACTCGCTTTCCCAGTTGGCGCGGTCAGCCTTGGTGAACAATCCAGCCTCTTCGGCCAGATCGAGCACCGCCTTGTTGACGGCGTTCCACTTCTGCTTGGCCTCTTGAAACTGCGCCTCTTTGCCCTTGTCGAGCGCCTTGAGCGCGGCGATCTCATCGTCGGTCAGCAGGTTTTCGCGGCCTTCCTTCATCAGGATTTCCGCCCGGTGGCCAGCCATCCAACCCAGCCAGTTGTGCAGGTCCTTGCCCAGCCCCTCAAAGATACCGAGCAGCGCATCGTTTTCGCCAGTGCCAGCCTTGCGCTGGATAACCCCATCCTTCCACTCCGGCAAACCATAGAGCATGGTGGCCTGCATGGTAGCGGCCGAACCCGACGCCAGACGGGCTGCCACGTAGCCAGAATCCCCCGCCTCCGTCACACCGGCTGCATCCTCGGCGTATTTGATGGGGGCCAGCGCATCGAGCATCTCGGTGTTGGCTTTCTTGATGAAGCGGTCAACCCACTTCTTGACTGTCGATTTATCGGTACCGCGAAGCGCCTCCAGGCGCTCCTTGGTGCGATCGATGATATCGGGCTTAACGCCCAGGCTGAGCTTGTCCATGGCGCTGTCAGTTGAGGTCTGGCTCATGCGAATATCGCGGACTTCGCCGCTTTTGTCTTTGCGCTGGCTAAAGCGCTGCCCTTCCGGTACCGGCTTCGACTTGCCTCCTTGCAGTTCGTTACCCAGCGCCTCAACCAGCGAGCGGATCTCGGTAGCGCTGACATGCGACGATGGCAGAAAGCCGACCGCACGCAGCGCCTTGGTTAGCCAGTTCACCACCTTCTCCCAGCCACGGCGCCAGGCGCTTGGCTCCAGCTCGGCAAGATGGGCGATAACCTCCTCTGCCTGTACGCCGATATCCTCATCGGCATAGTGCGTCTCGACCCATTGCCACACATCGCGCATCGAGGGGTCATCTTTGGATTTAATGATGCGGGACATCAGGTTGGTGTACTCACCGCCGCCCAGCACGTTAGCCAATCCGTAGTGGGCCAGCACCTCATGGCGCAGGATCTCGCGCAGTTGGCGCGCATTGCTGATGGTGTCGGCTGCGACATGCAACCCGGATTCATCCCGATCGAACGCGGCGCGGCGGATCAGCCCCTCTTTGGGTTCCAACCCTAGCGCCCGCTCCATCTCTGCCTGGGTGGCATGGATCTGGATATCAATACCGGCCACACCTTGGTATTGCTTCAACCACTCACGGGTGACCAGCTCTGCCTCTTTGCGGGTCAGGTGCTTGGTTGGTGCTTCCCCTTTAGCTTGGGCTCGCCTTGAGAAGGCAATGCCGCTGGCTGCTTCATTCTCTTGCACGGCCGCTTCGTTAACACCTTGATTGCTCTTGGTCTCGTGCGAGGTGACATCCACGGCAGTGCTTGCAACCTCAGCCTGTTGAGCCGGCTCACTGGCCTGTGCGGCAAACTCCCGCACCTTGGCCACTGACGGTTTGGCTACCACCAGACCGCCCTTGCCCGGCACAGCTTTTACCCCCTCACCCTTGACCCACGCCTTAATCGCCGGCAGATCGCCTTTCAGAGTGATGGTGCCGTCCGGGTTATCAACAACCTCACGCCACGGCATCGTTGCCTGGGTGGTGCTGCTTTCGTTCGCCCCAGATACAACAACCCCGGCATCAGTGGCCGGGGTTGTCAGTGCTTGGTCATCTTGCTGTGGTCCAGTAGGTGCAGGCTCAGACGCTGCGCCACTGGCTTGATCTGCGGCGGGCAATCCTGCACCGTCTCCTGCGTCTGGCTCAACCACTGGTAAAACTGGCTCGCCTGTGACTGGCTGATCACCCTGCAGCTCACTGCTGACTGGAGCCAAGGTGGGAGTCTGCTCATTGGAGGTTACCTCGACGGGTTGTTGGCTAGCCTCGGCTTGAACCGGTGCCGTAACAGTTTCAGCGCTTACGTCTGCGACTGGCTGATCTGCTGGGGTGTTAATAGTGGGAGCTTCGGTATTAGCTGCTGGATCTTGTGCCTGCACCTGCTGCACTTCGGCAATCTGTGCCACGCCAAACCCGCCACCGTTGAGCGGGACGGGCATCTCCTGCCCGCGACGACTGGCCAGCGCAGCCTCTTTCTCGGTGGCGAACGGCTTACCCTTGCGGGTCACACGCAGCGATTGCAGCGGGCCAAACACCGAATCGGTGGCGCTGCCGGCATTGGCAATCGACTGGCTAACCGGTGAGCGCGGATCACGGGTGGATTGCTCGCCAAGGCTGGTATCAACTTGATCGCGGGAAAGTCTCGGCGGGGTGTAGGCGCTATTGCGCTGATCAGCACCTGATTCGCCACCGGCAAAGATGGTGTCAGACTGTCCAATCTGGCGCGGCTGGTTGGTTAAGTCGCGTTCGCGCTGAGCAATATCGGCAGCACGTTGCTGTTCGGGTCGTCCATCTTCGCCATAAATCACGTCGCGGTAAGGTAATTCACTTCCAATCTCACGCCCCTCACCGTCATAGGTGGCGCCAGGAAGTTGGCCGGCAATAGGTGACTCGTCATTACTTAGTAATTCGCCAGACAGCGGATCGCGTGGAGCAATCGGGTTGCGCCGTGTGTCACCACCGCCGGCTTTGCCAGTTGATTCGCTGTGCAGGCCTTCCAATGCAGCACGGTTGGGTGCAGCCTCATAGCGCGGTGAGCGATTCACTGGATCGCCCAGCTCAGTGCTGTCAGAGAGCGGCATGACGCCAGTTCCGCGATCCAGCAACTCCCCTTCCAGTGGAACGATAGGCGTACCTTGAAAATCCTGCCCGCCACGCACAAAGCCTTGGCGCTGATAGGCTGGAATGTCGCTGATGGGGTCAAATTTGTTAGAGCCAAGCGGATTTTGGTTGCCTGAAAACATCTTACTGATTTCATCTTCAATGGCTGCGCCGCGCTCTGCCTGGCGCTGGTCCATCTTGAAGATGGCGTCATCCATTTGCACGTCACCGGTCACATCACGACGTTCGACCCGGATCACCGGCTTGGTCGGCGTAGGGGTGTGAGCTTCCGGACCGGCAACGCCTGCCACAGCACCACCGGCGACAGCGCCGATCGTCCCTTCGTTCAGCATCGTGGAGAGCACGCCAGCCATCGGGTCGCGGGTCTCGTCGCCCCACTCCTTCACCGCTTCGTTCACGGCGCGCTGAGTCGCGCCACCCTGCAGCGCTTCTGTCGCGCCTTCCGTAACAAAGCCGCGCACGGCCGCTCCGGTTCTTGATGCGCCAATCTTTCCCGCCGCGCCGCCGATACCACCGATAGCACCGCCCAGATAGCCGCTGGCAAAGTCTGCGGCCAGCGCCTTGGGATCTGACCATGCTTGCGTCGCCGCCTGCTCTGCCATGCTATCGATGGCTGCACGCCGGATTTCATCAACGCTGGCGCCCTGCATCTCGCCATCGGCCAAGTCCCAATATGCTTGCTGATAGGCAGGAGTGGCATTGAGCTTGTCGTTATCCAGACCATTAAGGTGATCGCGAGTCTCCTGCTCTGCCTGCTGCGCCCGCATGCCGGATGCCATTGCGCCTGTGTGGGCGCCATAACCGATGGCGCCAAGGCGACCAATGGCCTGATCCAGCACTGCACGCTTGGCGGCTTCGGTCGGTGCAGCCGTAAGCGCAGCCCTCACCGGTTCAAGCGCCCCGTTTTGCAGTGCCTCCTTCACCGTCTGCTTGACGACCAAATCCTTAGCTTTCCCGGCCACCAGATCTTTGGCGAACGCGGTGGCCACGCCACGAGCCACAGGGCGAGCCGCCATCCCCGCCCCCTTTGTGCCGACGACCATCGCACCAATCTGACCGAGCACGTTAGCGCCCTGACCTACCCATGCGCGCCAGTCTCCCCATGCATCACCCGCCTCGATGGCGCCGGTGTCTTTATCCTCCTGAAAGAACTGCTTTCCCATCGCCTCACGCATCGGCGTGGATACTTGCTGCAACTGGCTATCACCCCAAGCGCTAATGCCGCGCCCAGCATCCTTGATGCCCTGTGAATCTGCCAGCTGCCCGACCGTTTCAAGGTCACCACCCAGAGTCTGAGCAGCACCACGCTGAACGAGATCAACGGCATCGTAAAATGTGTTTTGCTCCTCGGGTTGCGTTTGAGATTGCGGCAGGTACCGCTGGCGTGCGGCTTCGATAAAGTCCTCTCGGGTGGGCTTGTAGGCCATGTTCATTCTCCAGCAGAAATAAAAAAGCCGGACCCTGCAAAGAGTCCGGCTATCATGGGTGAATTTTGTGCCACTACCGCTTAAATGGCAAGCGCGACGCTAGTCGTCGTAGTGACCGCGACACTGGATAATCACAATGGCATCCTGCTCGACCGCATACACCAGCCGGTGCTCACTGTCGATCCGGCGTGACCAGTATCCCGTCAAGTTCAGCTTGAGTGGTTCGGGCTTGCCAATCCCTTCGAACGGCGTGCGAGTCACTGCATCAATCAGCGTGTTCACTCGTTTAAGCATTTTCTTGTCGGTCTGCTGCCAGTAAAGGTAATCCTCCCAGCCCGTCGAAACGAAGCTTACCTTCATTCTGTCAGCAGCTCATGCGCGATGGCCTTGCCCGCCTTGTGCTCGGCAATACCCTGCATCAGGCGGGCCGCATTCTTGGGTGAGCGCAGCAGGTGCGCGGTTTCTTGCAATGCGTTGTATTCAGCCAGACTGAGCATAATCACCGGCTCAGCCCCTTGGCGTGTGATCATCACCGGCGCACAGTCATTGGTCACGCTGTCCATGGTCTCAGCCAGATGCTGACGAGCCTGGCTGTAGTTGATGGCGTACATGGGCGCCTCCTTCATTACGATATGTACGGATAATTGTACTGATTAGCAAGGCGCAGCGCAAACCTGGGCGCCAAAAACAAAGGGTGTCACGAAACGCGACACCCCTATGGATTTTTTGAGCAGCCTTTAAGCGGCGCTGGCGATATCCCTCAATTCTTTAAGGATCCCGTCCAAGCTGCACTTGGCAGACCAGTCAATATCGGTCAGCTCCAGTTCGTCGGCCAGCCGAGCCAACTTTTCCAGTAGCAGGTCACGGGCGCTCATGCTGCCCCCTTGATCACTTTGTCCTGAGTGAACAAGCCATCCCAATGCTTTTTCATGGGGAGCTCACCCTTCAGATAAATCTGATAGACCCGAACAGCGCCTTTCTGTAGCAGCACCGGCTTGAACTGCACAAACGGATCAAAGCCGTGGCCGCGAATCTCCATCTGCTCTTCGGTGAGGTATCTGTCACGGGCGTAAGATGTTGCGCGCCAGCGCTGGCCAGATTTGCTCTCATTGAACAGCCAGCCACGTTCCTCAAAATACGTCTGAACCTGCTGAGAGTTCACGCCGTTGAGCATTTTGCAGAACTGCGGAATGGTCATGCCTTGGCGGAACAGGCTTTCCAGTGAATGGATCTGCTCCTGTTGCTGCTTGTTCTCGATGGCCAACGCCTGACCTCGCTCATACTCCTCTGCCCATGCACGAGCCGCAGCGGCCGGGTTGCTGAAATCTGGAATTTGGGATACCGGCACAATCTTTCCCGTCCGGAAATCCAGAAACACCTGATTAACCTGGAGCTGGAAGGCTGGGCTGATCCACCCGGCATAGGAGATCGCCAACAGCTCATGGGCGAAAGTACCGCCACCATAACGACCCACTTTGGTAACAACCAACCCAAAGTGCTGATCTTCTTGGTTTAAACCCCAACTATGAAAATCTTCGGAGTTAAAAAGAGCATCAATCAGCTCCTTTGTCTGGTCCAACTTCAACCAGTCGGCGGGTTGCTTGCTGTTCTTGTGCAGGCCAGGATTCATGCTCAAGTGAGCTTTGTGCAGAGCGTTCAGGTTAAACCGCCCGGCGTCATCGGTGGTGATCTCAACACCAGCAATGACGGGCAGCTGATTCGCGGCCCTGCCAATGACTTTCGTTTGCATATCGGATTGATGTATAGTCATACCGTAGTCCTTAACGTGCGTGTTTTGGTTTACATCCTCGGCCTTGGCTGTTCCAGCAGCCTCGGCCGAATTCATTTCTGCACTACTCTCGCTTACCTTCATCGCTTAGCGCCTTCTTCAAGATCTGGACTATTTCAGAGTTCATTGAGCGGTCATTCTCTTTTGCTCGCTTGGCTAGCAACCCCTTCAATTCCGCGCTCATTCGAACCCCAAACGGTGGGATGTCTTTTGTTTTCATTGCTGTTCCTTCTTCATCATCTCCTTAAAAATCATCAGGATCTCGCTGTTGATGCTGCGGCCGTTCTCGACAGCGCGATGCCCCAGCCACTTGCGGATATCATTCGGTAAACGCAGTGATGTGTTTCTAACTTTCTCTTGTTGCATCTTCATCTCCGTTTGATGACTTCACTATAAAGGCAATGATTGCGCGACTTTACTATGAGGTCAACTATTATTTTGAGGTCACTGTAAATTCATCTTTCGTTGTTGTTAAAATGGGGGCATATAAACAAATGTTGGTTGCAACATCGGCATGAGCAAAGACATACAGAAAACCGCATTACGCCTACCAAGAGACCTTCATACCGCCATCCATGAGGCTGCTGATGCGTCAGGGCGCACTATGAACGCCGAGATCGTTTACCGGCTGCAACGCTCTTTTGCCGAAGATGCCGAATTTTCAGACGGCGATGGTGTTGTGTACTTGGATGGCCTGAACGAAAAGCCGAGGGATTTGGCAAATAGCTATGCCGTGTTTAGCGGGGATGACTTGACCGAGCTGGCTAGGGCGCTCCTCAAAGAAGTGAGAGAGCGAGAGGCCAAGGCGAACACCGACAAAGACGAAGACAAGTGATCCCCGTCACCACCACCGATCCACGGCCTTGTGATCCGCCCCGCCCGAGTGCTATCAATTGAGACCGACCAAAAGAGGCGGGGTGGCAATGAACAAGGTACTGATCTGCGTGGGGCTGGCTGTGATGCTGGCCGGGTGTGCTAGCGCCAACAAAGAGGTTCATATCCCTGACACCGGGAAATGGAAGCTATTACAGAATCCATACGGACTGAGCGGCAGCAAGGTTGCCACTTTAACCGCCGCAGATGGCGCAACCCTAGCTGTCTGGAGCGCAGCGAATTTTAAGCACGGCGTTATTGCATTGTCTGAAAAACGAATCGACACGGCATGTCCCAGCATGCTAACCATCAATGGCGATGACTATTCGGCTGACCTTCGCACAACAAGTGATAGTTCCGGAGTGACATGTGAATATTCTCTTAGCGACTCCAGAGCTGGATATATATCCACGCAAATGAATGAGAAAAGAATAATGCGCATTAACGGACACCAATTTGATGTAACCGGCTTCCAAGTTGTTCGCAGTAGGTTTCTGTGACTCGCAGTCAGGCGAGGTCAGCGATTGATTGTTTACGCACATTGGTATGAAATGTATGAATAACTGGTGGTACGAAAAGGACGGCATGGCCACTGGGCCAATCAGTCAAGATGGGCTACGCGAAAAGTTACTCTCTGGTGAGATTAGCTCTGATTGTTTGGTTTGGCATGAAGGTCTTGAGTCCTGGTGCAGGATAGACACCTTTACAGAGCTTTCATTCATGCCTCCGCCGCTTCCTGTTCGCGATGTAAATCATGAAAGCGAAAAAAAAGAATTAGTACGCCACCAGGCCGCAAGCAATCCATCACCATGGCGAAGGTTTTTTGCCAGAACATTTGATATGGCATGGGTTACATTGGTTTTATTTTTGTTGTTTGAGATGTTAGCAAAAAAATTAATAACCAACGGAACGATATCGCAACAGGCCAGCCTAAATAATTTATATATAATATTTATCTTGGCGGCGCAACCAATAGCGATGCTGATTGATGCCATTGTGACTGCCACGCTAGGTTCCAGCATAGGAAAGCTTCTGCTGGGAATAGAGGTAAAGAGGATTGATGGCAGTAAACCGAATCTAACATCCATCATTAGCAGAAATATGTCTGTATTAGCTAGCGGCATGGGATTTTCCATACCATTAATAACATTAATTACAAATGCGTATCAGTTTCACTCATTAAAAAAACGCGGCGTTACATCATATGACTCAAACAAGTTTGATGTTGTATGTGATGATAAATATAAACTCTCACTATTTTTGACTCTTACAGTGATACTAATTTTAAGTTACGCATTCTATAGTAGAGGCACTAGCCACCTCGATAATTATGCGAAATTTTCAAATTACAACTATAAAGCTGATGAACAATGGTACAGGTCTAGTCCTATTGTTCTTAGTGAGGCAGCACAGTCTGAACTTAAAGGTATAGAATCCTTCTCAAAAAACCTGCCAAAGGATATTGGCGGCGATGCGAGATACGACTCGTTTTTCATTGATGACAGAAAAAATATTAACATGCGTTTTACTATGATGGAAATTGACCCCAACCAGATTGATGGCAAGTTCTTCTACGAAACCGTCCGGCCGAAAGAGGTTGTTAACGCCTGCAATGGCTATAGGAACTTACTAAGCGAAGGTTTCAACATTTACTTGGTATATTCAGATAAGACGGGCGGGCCAATCTCTTCGATTTACATATCAATCTCCGACTGTAAACGATAACGAATCCATGCTGAATGTAACGGCGCCCTTCGACGGGCGCCCTTTATGATTTTATTTGTTATACCTTGCATAAGCGGGCACATGTGAGTCATCAGTCGGCAAGCTGAAATCGCTAGATAACTTTATAGGCTTACCCTGTGCGACATTCAATGGCTGCCTGTATTGAGGATCATATCCAGCCGCCATGCTTCCACCACCCCCCCTTTGGATATGCCCAATAACACCACTAAACGCATAACCGGGTTTTGCATATGGCGGTGGTTCACTTACTTTAAATTGTTGAGGTGGTGGTTCTGTTTTAGATTCACTTCCACCGCCAGTACCTCCACCCTGAGTGTTTGCGCCTGGCCTTGCCTTGGGTTTCAGGTTGCTCCAGTAAGTAATGCGCCCACCACCACCAATTTCGTTCAATAGCGCCTGCGTGCCCGGGTCACTGACAATCGTGTTGCCGAAATAGTCAATTTCCCCTAGCGCAATGGCGCGCTGTTCATCTGAAATTTTGTCGTTTGCGAGAAGTTCATTGCGTTGCTTACTCAGCGCATCAAGATGACCAGCAATGTTTTGGGCATTGGCCTCACGGTATTTGGCGTTAGCACTGGCTGCCGCCTCACTGGTGGCCACCGAGAGTTTCTTTTCAAACAAAGCCCACTGTTGCTCGCGATCAAGCCGACTTTCTTCAGCTTGAGCAGACAGCCGTGTTTGGGTGTCTTTCTCCTGCGCGGCCAGCCGCTTATCGGTATCTTCTCGGCTCGCCTGCAACTGCTTGTCGAGCTGCGCCCCCCGCTGCTGCCATTCTGCTGATTGCTCCGCTTTGCGCTGCTCAGCCTCACGCTTGCGCTGCTGCTCGGCAAATCCCACCTTGGCATTATCAAGGGTGCCAACCCCCAACCCTTTGGCCATTGCTGCTAACAGACTCATGCTGCGGCTCCTTGCGCTGGTTGCTCATCATTGCCAGCCTGCTGGGCGATCTGCTCGAGCAGTTGGCCGGCTTCGGCCAGGATTTGGTCATCAATCACATCCTGATCGGCGTCCATCCGCTTGAGGCGGTCCATGGCGCGAAACAGTGCGTCGATTTTGCTTTCCGGGTCAGTGATCTGCCCAGTAGATAACATCTCGCGGCAGCCCACATAAACGGCCTTGACGATCTGCTGTGCCGGCACCTGGCGCCCTGCCTCTTTGGCCTGCTTGAGGATGGCGTAAATGCCACCGGCCACGGCATCAGCCACGCCTTGCACCTTGTCTTTCCCTGCCCCAAGGCGGCCTGCAACGGCCTCGCCGCCATCCCCCATCAGTGCTGCTTCGAGCATCTGCATCATGCTGGCGTGCATCTGGTCGCCGCCCGGTTGGCCTTGTGACCACTGCGCGGCCTGCATGTTCTGGATCAGCCCCATGGTTATGCTCCTCTGGTTCCGCTGGTGACACCGTAGCGGGTCGGGTCGTAGTTAAAACTGAGATCGGGGGTGGCGCTAGTCAGGTCACTGGTGCTGGGAGTCAGACGTGACGGCGGGGTAAAGCCGCTATTATTACCGCCGCCCGTACCGGTCAATTGATTGATTGGCTGCTGAATTGGGCTCTCTGCCATGCCATAGAGCAACTGGCCAGTACCTGACGCCGGAGTAGTTAGCGATGCGGTTAGTGGGCCAGCGACTACGCTCATTCCTGGGATAGCAGCACCGACCAAGCTAGATCCAATCTTGAGTGCTGAATCAAGCAGTCCTTCATTACCAAGAGAGCGCCCCTCTTGCCCTGCGAGCCGGCTGCTGTCGTAATCACCCGACGCAAGACGATCACCCACACCTGTGAAGTAGGAATCTTTCTTGGTGGCGCTGATAATCCCATCACCGATATAACCAGCCACTGGCGATGCTAGTGAACTGACAACGTTTCTGGCTGTTCGGTTCTGATATGCCGCAGAGGCATCATTGATGTTCTCTTGATCTTGCGCCGTGAGCGTCCCCATCCGCGCTTTTCTCTGCAGGTTCCCAAGCACCCCATTGAGGTTGTCAGTGTTGATGGTTTCGTTAAAGCCATCTTCAGTCATCCCGTAACTCGACGCCCCACCCATAGGGCTGAACCCTGATGCGTTATAGCCTGGAGCGCTTGCTGCGGTGATATTGCGCTGGGTAGCCAACGTGTCGCCGTAGCCTGGTCTGGCGTAAGACGGCGCACTTGCAAGGTTGCTGTTTACACTTGCTGTTTTCACCCCATAACTGTTCAGGGTCTTATTGATGGACGCAACCCGGTCGGTGAGCTTGCTGTTGCCGGATGTCAGGTTGCCGCTGCCAGATGATTTGGCTGTGCCACTGGCGATCGCCTGTGCAGCCGCACGGCCTGCACCGTAGGCATTGCGCTGAGCTGCTTCGCTCATGGTGCTGTTGGGGCTGCTTGCGGTACTGGTTGATTTGCTGGCATTGGACTTGCTCGAGCTGGACTTGCCGTCACCACTCTTGCCATTGGACTTTGACTCAGCATTAGCCCTTGCCCCAGAGTCTCTGGCGTAGTCACCGCCAAACGAACCGGTAAATGCCATTACACCACCCCCTGATTTTTCTTCATGGTCGCCAGCAGGCCGTTACCCGCCAAGACCCCGTTGCCGATCATGTCGCTGTTACCGGTCAGACCGGTGCTGACCTTGAACTCGGCCGGGGTGGCGGTGATTGGGGCGTTATAGAGCGTATCCTGCCGGTCCCACTCATCCTGTTTCTGCTTCTTCTGCTCCTTGAGCGTCTCCCGGTTCTCCATGTAGCTGCCACCGGCAACCAGTGCCGAGCCAAGAAGCGACGCCGCGCCGGGGTTGCTCTGCGCCCAACTGCCGGCTGTGCTCAGGCCGCCCAGCACGGTGCTGGCTGCTTTGTCGGCAAAGTCCAGGATGGAACTGCCGATACTTCCGAAGTCAAACATGCTTGCTCCTTAGCCCAAGCTGACGCCGGGCAGCGTGATGGTCGGGAAACTGCTCCAGTCCGGGCGGATGGTGCTGATGTTGGAGTACAGCGATTTGTACATATTCAGAGACGAGTTAAGCTCGCTCTTCATGTTGTTGACCAGGGTGGTCTTGTTGGCGGCGGTGATATTGCTATCTGCCATGACGGCGGCATAGCGCTCGTTGTAGCTGTTAATCGCATCCTGCACGGCGGTAAGGTATTTGCCGTGAGTGTTGGCAACCACCTCTTGTGCAGTCTTGTCCTTATCAATGCCAGCTTGCTTGTCCAGCACGCCAAGTGCATGCTCCCGGTCTTTCTGTGATTCCCCGGCAGTAAACGCACTTTGCGCATTCTGCTGCGCGATGGGCAGGGCAGCATCAACCATAGCTCGCTGCGCCGCCTCGGTACCGATGGATGAATTGCCCAGACCGCGCTGGTTCGCCGTGGCCTGCCCTTGCGACTTGGCCACGCGCATCAGCAGGGAGTTGGAGTTCAGCGTTGAGCTAAGCTGGTCGTTGACGTTGGTGGCGTCAAAGTTCGGAGCAACCTGTTTCTGTTCAGGCTGAGTCTCCGGCCGGGACGAGGTAATACCCATCCCTGACAAATCAGTCGTTGCCATGTGAAGTCCTGTGTGGTGTGGAAACTACGGTGGGGTAATCAGGCCGGCCACGGGTATTGCTGCTGGATTTCTTCGAAGCGGGCAATGCCGCGCTGGCGCACAGCCTCCCAGCCGCTCTCGCCCATGGCCTGCATGCGGATGGCTTCGTTAAAGTGGCGGTCAGAGCCGGTCAGTGGGTCGGAGTAGGCCCGAAGGCGCAGATGCTCAATAGCATTACGTGATTCTGTGGCTGTGTATTCTGGTGTTTCTGGAGAATTGCCTTCTGACACCCATTTCAAAAACTCAATATAGTCACAATTCCCATCATCCACTGGGATGTACGCTCCATCAGATTTGCGAAATATTGAGCTTTTGTTAGCCAATACATACATAATCACCACCCCCAGTCATAGCTCTGCATTAGCTAGAAATGATTGAACGTTATTATAACCAGCTGAAGTTGCGCTAAAATTAACTACTTGCGCAGACATGTTTTCAACAGTTACAGGGTACGCGGCGTTCCCTTTAACTATATCTATCACTGATGGTGTTACCCGCATCTCTGTGGGAAGTAAGATGCTAGCCTTAATAGCTGGATCGTTCTGTGTCGGGGTGCTCAGCCATACAAGCCCATTGTGCCGATAACAGTATCTCCGGCACAACGCTAACTCTAACTGGTATGGTCGATGCTCAAACGGCTTCTCTTCTACCCCTGTCACCAATTGCACGCCAGTAATATAAAATGAATTTCCAGCTGATACAGCCATGTGTGCCTGGTTGCTAACAGTAAAGAAATTTCCAGAGGCCCAAGCGCCTGGCGAAGTCGTGTCGTTGCGCCCAGCAAAGGCAAAGCGAAGTCGCAGGTGACTGGACGTGTCATATCCAGCCACAGCAGCAGAGGGAACAGCAAGCAGCTTGACGCTTTTCTTTTCCCACACATCAGGTGCATTAATTGTGTACTCGGCGATCTGTGAGGTATTCGCCGCTCCATCATTTGCCGCAAGCCCTACACTGTACTTGCCTGCAACAGAGCTTTTAACCCAGAAGCTGACGACGAGCGGAACCCCGACAAATCCAGCCAGATTTAGACCCTCTATTGGCTGTTCAAAGTAGCAAACGCCGTTGGCGGAAAACACCCCCGTCGAAAGCGTGTATGCTTGCGCAGCCCATGGGAACTCAGCATTGGGGCCCATAGCATGCCTATATGACATGACCACATTAGAAGCGGCTCCCGCTGTATTTCCTAGATAAAAACGATCAACTCCGTACTCAAAATAGTTGTTGGGTACATTAATTGGCATTTTATAAGCGCGCTGGACAATCCTCATGTCGCCATTAATCACAGCATTGACGAAACCCATGCTTCCCATTGACATTGAAAGGGAAGAGTCCCAGCTTAACCATGCCTGAGAAGCCACATTTGTGCAGGTTCTTTTCTTTAGCGTCCCATCCCTGTCTGGGTAATAAAGCTGGGTGGCCGTTCCGTTAAATACGTACACCACCAACACGCCATAAGGATATGCGTTTGGTGCGTTGCTACCACTAGCATTTACAACATCATAAACACCTTCTGTGGTGATTGAGTTCCAATCTTCGCTTGTGATTTTCTTGCGATACATTGGCAGGTTTAGCTTTTCCAGCGTACCTAAATTAACAGCCTCATCACTTTGTGTTGGGTCTCCGACCTTGGTCGGCCCCTCAAATCCACCACCATCGCGGTGCGGAGTCGGCAGTTTGGCAAAGCCTCGAGCAATGGCGTCAAACTCCTGCTCCACTGCCAAACCATCCGCCACCTCACCGGGGTTCATTTCGGATAGTCGGTTGTAATAATCGTTAGCCACGCTGCAGCCTCCGTAGGATATAACTGATGATTAGGCCGGTCAGGTTGAAATTCGGCTCGCTGGCAGAGCGACCACTAAAGGCCAGTGATATGGATGTGCCGTGCCCATTGAGTGGCTGGATGTTGGATTCATCCTGCGCTTCGGTGGCCCAGTAAAACTGGTTCCAGTTTGAGTAATTCCAGACGCCATCCTGCCCACCGTCACGATCCAGTTCGGTGGATTCGGATTTGAATTGCCGTCCATGTCGATAGTCGAGCGACCATGCGATCTTGGCTCTCAGCCTGGCGCTGTCGCTTTGCTCGATGGCCACAGAACGCCACGACTTAACGACCGATGGCGCGCCAAAGTGGCTGTACGCCAGCCGCAGTAGCCAGACAATTTGCTGCCCATCAAAGCTGGTTGCATCATCATCCAGCTCATAGACCCAGCCGTCCTTGCCGGACAGCGTGAAAAAATTGCGCTCATCCTGCTCGTCGTAGCGCCAGATCTGATCTACCGGGGCGCCATAGCTAAACTCGGTTGCCTCAATGCTGTCGTCAGCATTTATCTTGATAGCCAGATTGCGACCTGATGTGGATAACAGGCGATATTGGTTCGCGGCAGCCACTTGGGTGGAGGCGTGCCAGCGGAATCGCTCGATGATGGACTGTACCTTGTCGGCAGGATCCAGGCGGTTCAAGGTGAAGTCGCCGTACTCCTGCACCCGGTCAAGGCGAACAAGGCCGCGATCGGATAGGCCGATAGGCACAAACAGGCTTTGCAGCGTTCCGTCATACACACCGACTGACTCACTGATAACCTTCTGTTGCCAGTCCTTGCTGCCAGTGCCGTAGAGGGCAATGGTGCGATTCTTGGCGGTGATCATCAAAATGCCGCCAGAGCTGGTGCGCATGCCGGTGATCTCATCGCCCACCGCAAACGAGTTAGCCCCAAGCAGCGCACTCCAGGTGTGCGGGTTGCCTGCGCCGGAATGGACGTATTGCCCACCGGGATAGGCCAAGAACAGGTGATCGGCGTGCGCCTCTACCTTGATAGGCGTGTCATTGGCTGGACTGGCCGTGTTAGCCAGCAGCGGGATCAGGCGACCATCTTCGCGCAGCTCCAGACAGCGCTGAACGCCACTGGCCAGATAGGCGCGGCGCCAAGTCGGATCGCCATAGAAATTATGTACCGCCACGTCATAGCGTCCGCCAGCTTTAAGCGTGGTAGCGCCTTGATTTGCGACTACCTCACAAAACGCGCTGTAGCGATACAACGTCAGCGCCGTGCCGGTCGGCACAGTGCGCCCGTGCGGGTTCCACAGCGTCATGGTGTGAACCGTGCTGGTTGTGGTGTCTTTCTTTTTGTAAGACAGCACCGGAAAGAAGCTGCCGCCGATATAGGCGTACCAGCCCGCTGCGTCAGCATCCGCAATCGTGCCGCCGCCCAGCATGTTGGTGGCGGTGTCTGCCGTTAGCGTGCTGGTGCCAGCCAGCGCAGCAGATAAGGTCACTGCATAGGTACTGGCCGGCGCCGAGCGCAGCACGTTGCCAGCTACCACGCTCTGACCTTGCGGAATAAACATCGTGCCAGTGGCACCGTCCGCCGCCAGCTGAGCCACGGCAGTGATGGTGGCGCTGTCACTGTGGCGGATAAGCTCTATCTCACCGTCATCAATGCCGTAACCATCCTGCACAGTGAAACTTGAGCCAAAGTCTGTGATGGCCTGCCAGCCTGCCGCCGTCGCCTTGAACAAGCCACCGACTGTCAGCGACTGATCCCGGATGGCGAACACGCTATCGCGCAGTGCCACGACGCAGCGAACCGGCCCAATGCCTGGCACCTCACCAATCATCGAGCGCCGCCAATCCGCTGCAGCAGCAGAGGCCAGTAGCATGTCATCAATGGTGCGCGCCGAACGCGACACAGCCGCAATCAGCGTGAAGCTCACACCACCAATGGTGATGTGGTCTCCCGCTGTCAGGGTCGGGGTACTGTCGCTGCCGATAAAGGCATCGTTGCCACTGACGTGCAGGAGCACCCCCGCGCCGCCACTCCACGTCACAGCCTGCAAGCTGGCCGCCGGTAGAGCAGTGGCACCATCGGTGCGCATCACCCAATAGCCCTTGCTCTGGCTTGGGCGCGGCCGCCCATCAAACCGATCAAACCCCAGCGTGCGGCGATAACCACCGGTCACGCTGGGCTCCACATTGATCGCAGTGAGCGCAAAGCCGGGGTTGCGCGCCAGCGGCGTGCTGGCCATATCGATGCCACCGCCCAGCAACACCACCTTGCTCTCGATGCTGGGCAGTTTCACCACTCACCTCCGCCATTACCAAAGGTGAGCGTTGCCGGCACATAACGACGAACGAGCATACTGTGATAGGTGGACCACTCTTCTTCTGCGCGGATCCGCAGCTCAGTGGTGACTTGGCTTAACGACAGGCCACGCAGCGCCAGCCACACTATGGCCATGTGGTAGGGCTCTTCGATAAACGGGGAGTCACCATCAGCCGCAAGGCTTTGCAGGGGGGTTGCCGGATCGGTGCGCAGCCATTCCCAATCGGTGCGGGACAGTTGCACCTTGACCCACGCCTCGCGAATGGCGGTGACATAGGTCAGCATCCTGCCACTCTGGCCGGTTACCGTATCAGGCCCGCTGCCGAGATCCTGACACTCGGCCCGCAATCGCTGACACAACTCAAGGAAGGTCATGATTAGCCAACCAGGCTAACCGGGTAAGACTGCACAGTGCGCGGCACCAGTGAGCCGTCGTCGTTCTGCTCGTAACGCATCTCTGTGGCTTGCATCAGCACCTGATACACAGGCTCCGGCACTTCCGCCACGGTTTCACGCTTGATGATGTAGGCAACCCCATTGACGGAGGCATACACATCATCATTGCCACGACTTTGAGGGTCACGCGACACCCGGATCTTGACGCGCTTAGCAGCATTGATTTCGCGTTGCTCAGCAGTCGGGGCGCCAGTAATGGCTTCGGCACTGGCTGCGGTGGTGGCGTCGCGGGAAATACCGTTGGCCTGCTCCTGCTCGAGGATCTCGGCAACCAGTTTTTCACGACTGGTGTTAGCCGCCTTCTCGACGCCGAAATTCTCCAGCAGGTACTTACGCAGGTCTGCCGGGGTAGCATTGTTCAGATCAACCAGTTCCATGGAGTTTCTCCAACTCTTGAAAAAGAAATGGCCCGCACTTGGCGGGCCGGTTATCCGTTGTGGATTAGAGGGCGGTGACCGCCACTTCAATCCGCGTCATCCACAGCTCGTTGAGACGAACCGCAGCAAACCAGCTCTTCCAAGAGGCCGAGCCACGTTGACCCAGCGGGTCACCACCACGAGGAGTGTTGGGGTTGAGGATCATCGGCACCACACTGCCGGGGCCGCCGTTACCCTTGAGCGGGACGATGCCAAAGCAGTTTTGGGCCAACACCACCATGGGGTACACGTCGGCACTGGTGCCGCCAGTGGAAACCATGGTGCCCTTGGCGCCGCCAGCATCCGGCAAGGCAGACAGCACCGGGGAGAGCACAAAGCGGAACTCTTCCACGCTGCCGATCTCTTCCGGGCACAGAGGCTGACGAGTGCCGTATTCAGCCACCGACTTGAAGCCGGCCAAGCCACGAATGTCGGAATCGCAATCGGTGTGCGCGACAACAACGAACGCTGCTTCCACCGGCTTGGTGGCCACATTGACGGACGGAGCCAGAATTTTGGTGATCTTCTTAGCGCGCTGCTTCTTGAGCGAGCGTGACGCCAGACGCAGCTTAGCCAGGGAGACCGGGGTGTTGACCGCGTTGCGCGCTACGCCATTGGCGTAAATCACGCTTGTGCCACCGGAGATGACACCCCAAGTCAGCACTTCAAAGGTCTCGGCCGCCTGCTCACCCAGCAGCATTTGCACATCCTGCAACACAGGATCTTCGTGGGTGTCGTCGATCACATCCGAAATTTCGGTCCACGCACCGTACTGCGCCAGGTTAACCGACACGTCCTGATAGGCCATCTTCTGGCTGGACGGGGTGACGCCTTCGGTCAGCGGGGTGGTTGCCGCGGCGAACGGCACCGGACGGCGGAACTTGATCACCTGCCCCTTGTTCTTGGGCTGCGGCTTGGGGTCACCAAACTTTTGCAGCACCAGGATCGGCTCGGCGTGCTCGAGCATCTTCACTTCGGCGATGATGCCGACACGCGGGGAAATATCCCCATAAACAGTCAATGCCATGATTTATCTCCTGAATCAGTATTTGCGCTGCGTCAGGCGCTTGTCGGCGTCGGCTGCGGCTCGGGTGAATACCGAGCTCTCATCCGATGTATCGACAGTGGCGCGCCCCTGGCTGCCGCCAAGAGGTGCCATGTCAGCCAGCTTGCGTTGACGCTGTGCGTTGCGTTGGGTTTGAGCTTGGAGCTGGGTGGACTTGTAGAGGGTCAGCACCACATCGGCATCCGTTGCGCTGTCAGAGTTGGCGATGCTTTGCACAGAGGGAGGCTGTTGAGATACCCACGCAGCAAAGGCCGGGCTGGTCACAATCGTGTTGGCATCGGGGTGCCGACGGATCAGCTCGTCAGTCTCGATGGCAACTCGCTCCTCATGCTGGCGCGCCATGGCCTGCTCATGCAGTTGGGCTACCGGCTCCTTTACCTGCGAGATGTCACCGCGCAGCTCTTCGCGCAGAGCAGTAGCAACGCCCTGCATGTGCTCGGCTATCTCGGGATAGTCCTCGCGCATAGCAGCAATGCGGCTTTCCAGTGCATCAAGTTGGCGATTGGCTTCCTGCCCATCACCTTGCTTGTCTGCATGCTGGATGCTCTTGATCTGCTCGTTGACCTGACGTTCCTTCTCGGCAAGCTGCCGCTGTGCTGCGGCGTACCGACCATTGGCAGAGCGGGCAGCCTGAGCTTCGCGCTCCCGGTCGGCGATCAGCGATTGCAAATAGGCGCGCTGCTCGGGAGTAGCATCACGGAACAGGTCATCATCACCGGACGCGGCGTGCTGCTCTGCAGCAGAGGCGGCCTCCTGTTGATGCTGTTCACTGCCGCCATCGTTGTCGGCGTGATGTTGCTCGTCGTGCTGCTCGTCGTTGTCTTGCGGCTCGCTGGTTGCGGGCTCACCACGCAAACGCGCGTCGGCGGCTGCGGATGCTTGTGCGAACACATCCTCATCGCGGCCTTGGGCGGCGACTTGGTTGGCATCTGCGGCGGCTTGGTCGTCCAGGTGATCCATGTGAAATCTCCAAAAAAAAAGCCCGCACAAGGCGGGCAACTGTCATCTACCGAGCTAATCGGCTGGTGTGAAATCTTTGATGAGCTTATCGAGCAGCCGGATCTGGGACCGGATGGCCTGCGTCTGCTCGTGCTCCATGTCTTGCTCGAGGTCGGACCGCAACTGCTGTAGCTGGTCTTGCAGGTGCCTCAGTACGGCATTGGTGTCTTGGCTGCGGCTAAGCACGGAACGTCTCCGTGAACAGATTGCTGACAGGGTAGCCGGCCTTGATCAGGCATAGCGCCATCTTGGCGCCCTGCTCTTTGCGTTCGCGGTCAATGCGAATGCGCTGATGGTTGGCCCACGGATTGAAGGCCACACCATAGCGGGCGGCAATTGCCGTCACCACAGCGATATGGGCAATGGTCTTTTCCATACTGCCTTGCCGTCATGCAGGTGCTCGGTATAACCGGCTTCAAAGATGTGCGCCGGAGACCAGCTCAAATACTCATCTTCGGTGCCCTTGTTGTAGACCACGAGATAGCCAGGATCGCTTGGGTTTTCGTTGGCAGGAATGGTCCATCCGCGCAGCTTGTTGTAATCGCCGCGACTCATTGGCTTGGCATGAACCTGCTTGTGGCAGTTGTATTTCTTAAGCTCGTCCACGGTGCTACCCCAATAAAAAACCCGGCACATGGCCGGGCTATGAATATGGTGCTGATTGCAGGAATCGAACCCGCGGCATCCTGCTTACAAGGCAGGCGCTCTACCTACTGAGCTAAACCAGCGAATCGCCCTTGCCCTGCCTGACGGAAGTGCTTGAGCAGGCCCTTAACCCCGGGTCGGGAGATGGGATCACCTCCTTGTCCAGATTGCGGGCGCCAGAAACGCAAAAACCCGCACAAGGCGGGTTGATGGGACTCTGGCAGTCTTGGAGTTATTTTGTGCCACCTGCCGGAAAAGTCAACTACTCGAGACCGTAATTCCCTGTCGGCGGCATAATCTGCTTCATCTTCACTTCGGCCATAAACTTCTGGGTGTCGTGGGTCTGCTGCTTGTCCAGCTTCTCCAGCTCAACCATCAGCTGCGCCTGGGTCATCTGCTTGGCCTGTGCCAGCTTGAGCAGCTCAATGCGCTCGCGGCGCTGACTGTCCTCGTGCTGCAGCTGCATAGTGGCCAGCTTGTATTGGCTGGAGAACTCCAGCTCCTGCTGCTTGAGCGAGGCCTGCATCTGGGCCATTTGCAGGGCTGCTGCACTCTTCATCTGCGCCAGCTGGGTTTCGTGTTCGAACTTAACCTGTGCCAGCTGCTGCTCCATCTGCAGCTTGATGAGCGCCGGATCTTGCTGGCCAGACTCCTGCGTCTTCTTGATAGCCGCCTCGTACTCATCCTTGCTGCGAAGGATCTTTGCCGCGTCAATGTGCATGGACTGGAACAGCGTGGCCATTGCATCGTATTCATTGAACATCGGCGCAAACTTGGGGTTCTGGCTGTACTTGTCCAGTATTTGCGTCAGCTGGGCTGTCTGGATCTCCTTGACCAGCAGCGCACTGGTGCCTCTGGCCTGCACTTCAAAGTCGCCTTTGATGGCGGCATCCTCGCCGAACTGCATGTTCCAGTTGTAGAAGCGCCTGATCATGGGCTTGGTGATGTTGTCGTCATACTCCTTCACCTGCTGTCGGCGCACGGCGTTGGCCGCGTTCATCAGCATCGACATGCCACCCAGCGTTGGCGTTACCTGCCCCTGCTCACCCTGGCTAATCATCGGCACACCTGCCTCGCGGTCGAGTAGCGATAGCGCCAGCTGCAAAATGTTCGCCATCTCACTCTGGCGTGAGTCGAAGTGGAACACGCCAAACGCCTTCTGCACCTCAGCCCACTGTACGTTCGCGTCCATTTCCCACACTTTGAACGGGGTGGCCTCCCAGTTGCCATCGCTCGGTGTGATGAGTCTCTTGTTTACCACGACCTGCGGCCCGACCGTCTTGGCGGCATTATCCAGCATCGCCCGCCACGCTGAGTTGATGATCCGCTGCGGGTGGCGCATCAGGTACGGCATCGACAGGCCAAATATACTTCCCTCGTCCGGCTCGCAGACGTAGACGGAGTAGGGCCACTCCATTGTATCCATGGGGTTGATGGTCACTTTCAGGATCACGTCACCCGAGAAGATGATAACGCCATCAACCTCGCGCTCCTCAAGCTCGCCAATCTCGACCCCGGCAACCTTCATCACATCGAGCGGAACAGGTCCATGGTAGGTCCAGACTTCATAGCGAGAATCCTGATTCGTGGGGTTCAGTCCGCACAGATAGCGGATCTGGTCTACAAACTCGGCGTAACGAGTGCGGGTAGTGGATGGGTCTTGCGCCAGCAGCTTCTCCACCTGATCAGGTATGAAGCCCATACTTTCCAAATTGAGCAGCTTGCGTAGCTCCTTCTTAGTCATGTACTCCCGCTCGTAGACAAATTCGCAGTCGGCAAAGCGGGTGGCGCTCATATCCGGCACGAAGTCCCACGGCAGCACACAGCGAGCCCCTGGCTTGAGGTCTTTCACTATCTCGACGGACCACGAGCCATCCTCACCTGGCAGCCACGCCTGCTTGATGGCGCTCTCAACGATCGGGCCCTTGAGAATGCCAGTGCCGATCTTGGCTGCGTAGTGCAGCATACGGCGCGATTCAGCGTTGTAGTCACAGGCAACAAGCTGATCGTCAATGGTCTTTTCCATGGCGGTTGCCGCTGCTTGTGCGGCGGCCAACGTCCGCACCGCCATCTGTGCTTCGGTTGTCGGTTGCTGCTCACCACCCATACCGCCTTGCACTTGCTTGGCCAGCATAGACAGTCTGGGGGTAGGTGACGGCGCGATCCCGTAGTTCTTGTCATCGACCGGGAACAGCATATCCCCCATCTGGGACGCCCACGCATCGGTTTTCTCACGGGTGATATTGACGTAAGCCTGAGACTTCTTAGCATCTTCCAGCTCTTTGACAAAGCTAGGTTCGTACTCACCGCGATACTGCCTCAGATCCTCCAGCCAGCGCTGCTCCACCAGACTGCGCTGCTGCAGCTGGTGTTCTAGATCTCGAAAGCGGCTGACGCCGAAGATATCAAGGGGCGAGAGCTGCTCCACCACCTCACCTGGCAGTGTAATTTCAGTCGGGTTGTTCATGGGGTCAGTATCCTGTTACAGAGTCGGCGGCGCGCTGCGCTGCCCTTGTGGCGTTGCTGGTGATGGTCTGCTTGCGGTCCCTCTCCGGCATGGCGCCCAAGCACAAATACTGGGATGCGTCAGCCGGGTGGGAATACTGGTTCTTGTCTGGCTGCTCGGTGTACTTGGTGGCGCCTGCCACATTGAGCTGCTTGTACTGGTATCCGGTCTCGTAGGCTTTGATGATGACTTTGCAGTGTGGGCTGATAAGCAGAGCTGGCTGGCCCTTACCAACAAGCCGGGACATCCACCACCGAACACCCTCAAGGCGTGCCAGCAAGTTGTTGGTGTGGGCAGGCTCAGCTGGCATCCCCTTATTGCTCAACACCTCAAAGCAGGTTGTTTCATCTGCCTGACTGCGCCCTACCCCTGCCGGATCTCCCCAGATGGTGAACTCCATGTTGGCGTACCGGCTGGTCAGCAATGGCGACAGCTGCTCATCAATGAACCGCTCCACCCCCATGCCTGTGGCCACCACTTCATCGAGGATGCGCAGCTGCCCGAAGGCGGTGATTTGGCCGATGATGGCTGCCGGGGTAAGCCCGAAGTCCATGCCGATGACGATGGGCAGCGACTTGATGGGACCGAGCTTGTCCTTGGCGACGTGAAGATCGCGATTGAAGTGGTCGATAAAGACCGGCTTGCCGGTGGCCACGGTGGCAAAGCGGTTGCAGATACGCGAGCGAACCCAGTTCAGCGTCTTGCCGCCGAGCTGGTCAAACCAAGCGTCATACCCTTTCTTGTTGTTCTTGACGTTCTCGGCCTTGGGGTTGGCCACGAAGCGGCGCCCCAGGTAGTCACGAAAATAGCCGGCATCGATAAGGGCTTGCAGGTCTGGTGAGATAGGCGCCCCTGGGGACACCTCTACCAGCGCCCCCGGCTGCTCGTAGAAGCTCCAACCGATCGGCTTGAGGGAGTTGCCGTCGTCATCCTGTCCGAACTCGAAGGTGTGCCACCAGTGGTCTTCATCCGGCGAGTTGGTATCCATAATAAGGCCGCACCACGTCGGGCCGCCGTCCTTGCCGGATGGGTAACGCGCCTGCACCGCCCGGCTCGCTGCTTCGTTGACGATGTTCAGATCAAGAAACTGGGCCTCGTTAATCCAGACGCCTGTCATCTCGAGCGACAGCATCTTGCGAATATCCTTGGGCCGGTCCATCGACAGAAAGAAGAACTCAGCTTCAATAGTCGTGCGGCCGTCAGGATGGGGAATGCGCATCATGCCGACGATCGGGGCGTCGAACTTGATGGGGCACACTTCCTCCGGGATCCAGTCCTGAAAGGTCTTGATAACGGTCGCTTTTAATTCACCGTAGGTATTGCGGATGCAGACCCAGCGCGTTTTGCGCACGCCGTCGCTGTTGGGCGCTTGATTGATGGACACGTCCAGCATAAACATCACGCAGCCAACCGATTTACCCGAACCAACCGGCCCGCGCACGGCGGCGATCATGGGCCGCTCGCGGTGAATGGCCTCAAATGTCGGGCTGGGCTTGTAGGTGATGGTCCTAATCTCCATCGCCCTTCCCGCCCTTGTTCATAAAGCCCAGGTTCCACAACACCTGAACCCCGGTGTTCTTGCCCTTTTTCAGTAGCTCGTACTCGATGCGAGCCTTGTCGGTGAGAGCACGATCCTTATCGGCCTGTACCTTCTTGGCCTCGGTGCTCTCTACGATGTAGGGGATCTCCACGATAGTCTTTTCAAGCTGCACGATACGGCCGAGCACGTTATCCATAGCTCGGGTAGTGGAGTTGTAGAGCTTGTAGAGGTCCATGCGCTGCTCTACATCCAACTGGTCTTCCGGCAACTCAAGGTCCTTGGCGATGCGCCCAAGCGTGAGCACCCCATTACGAAACCCGCAGCGCATGGCAATCAGCTCGTCGGTCAGGTTGGCGCGCACCGCATCCTCGATCACCTCATCGGGGAAAAACTTGGCGTACACCCCATGAGACTTGCGCGGCTGCTGCACCTTTGCGTCGCGCGGCTTGGTTGTCTGCCTGCGGTGCTGACGCTCAGGGTTCAGCGCATCCTGCACAACACTGGCGGAGCGACGCGGTGCGCGCTTTTTTTTCGGCTTGTCGTCAGTCATTGGCTTTTCTGCAATGCGTCATAGGCCCGCTCGCAGGCTAATCCTGCGCTTCGAGCTTGGTCATAAGCTGCTGCCAGCTCTCCCGCTCGCTTGTCAGCCCGGCCGAGCAGGTCGGCGAGCACCACGGCAGTGGCGTCGGCTGCCTGGCCACTGATGGCAGCACCGGTATTGCCGGAGCACTGACTTGCTCTTGCTGCCAAGCGCTTGGCTTGCTGCTGCAGGCGCTCAGAAGCAGCATCAGCAGCAGCGGCATCAGTCTTTGCGCGAGCGATTTGTTGTTCAGCATCTTGTCTCACCTTCTCGATGTCGGATTGGCGCCGCAGCTCTACAGCTCTCACCTTCTCCAGTGCCTCGGCCTTAGCAGTGGCCAATGCCAGCGCCTGCTTGTTCCACTTGCCCTGCCACTCGAGCTCGGTGGAATTGACGCCACGATGGTGGCCATAACCATACGCAGCGCCCACGAGCACAACTCCCAGCGCATACGGGATAAAGGGACGAAAATCAGTCATGGATTCCTCGTTATTCGAGGCCGCCGAGCGGCAGATCCTTGAAGAGCAATTTGGCCTGAGCCGGGGTCAGTTCGTTGCGACAGAGCGAACGCTCTATCTGGCGGCGAGTCCAAATTCCATAGCAGCCGCTTGAACTCTTAGAGCAGTCGGCTCGTTGATTACGCACCATGGAGAACTTGAACAGCAGGATGGCGTCACAGGCCTGCTCGCGCTTATTGGCTTTGAGCTGGCGCATTGCCGTTGAAGAAGCGCAGGCGCCGGTACCCACGTTGTAGCAGAGGTCGGTCATAGCCAGTATGACGTGCCCGGGTAGTTGATACGGCACAGTGGCCAGCGGCTGGCTGTGGGCCTCTATCTCACCGGCCTTGGCTCTGGCACACCATTCAGGTGTAACCGTCATACCGGGAGTGACGCCCTTGGTGATACCGTCACAGATAGTCCAGACCCCGCCAGCATCTTGGTATGATGTCAGGAGCATCCGACCAGACGACTCCAATTGCCCAATCATGGATGCGGCCAGCAGCATCAGCGACGACCCGACAGCCACGGTATTGCGAACGGCTTTCATGGCTGCTTAGGCTTGATGATGTTTGACCACACGAACCAGCCAGCCTGAATGACAATCCAGCACAATGTGGCTACAAGCACCCAATCATTAAGGCTGTATCCCGCCAGCGTCATCCCCGACACCACAACTGGGGGGCCGGACTTGGCAACACCCCCGGCCACCGCTGCTGCAGCCATCTCGCTTTTTTCCTGCACTGACATACCCGACCCCGCCAACGAAAAAGCCCGCACAGTGGCGGGCCAGAAACGAAAAAGGCCAGAGTCGTGAAACTCTGGCCATGTTGTGTAGATTTTGTGCCACGCCGCCGTAAATGGCAAGGCTAAAAGCACATTTTGGCTGCCGTCGGGTTATTGGCGGTTTGGTGCTATAAGCTCGCTTTACAATCCTCGATCATATCCATTAGCGACCCGGAATTGCGCTCATGAGCCCAGAAGATGCGAACCACTTCAAATACAGCTAACTGCTCAATCTGGCTTAGTCCGTGAATTGTGCGCACAGCTGCAGCGTCATCATCGGACAGAGACTCGATAGATATAACGCCGAGATCATCCATGATGTCAGATGCCAGGCGCATGGGAGCGCTCGGTCGCCAGTCGAAGAAATGGCCGGAATGCGCATTGAGCAGCAGATTCCATGCGCGCTCGTTAAGCGCTGGAATGTTACTGCGATACAATGAGCGCAGCGTCTCCACCGCCCCGTTCACGGCGGCAGACCAGCGCGGCTCTCCCTCTTCCTGCTTATGCCTTGCATTGATGTAAGCCACTGTATCGTCGCTCAGCATCACGGATTTTTTAAGCCCCATATAACCCCCGGAATAAGGCCGCGCATGGCGGCCACCTGTTATTAGAATTGCTTAACCATTGCCTGGATTACTGACTCACCGATCCCAGTGAGCTTGGATATTTCCCACACATTACGGCCATCGCGCCACAGTGACTTAATCTCAGCTGACTGCTTCTTGGTTGGCTTGGCAGGGGTGATAGAGAGATGGATTTTTTCAGCCAACTGATGGCTGATATTGATACCCATAGCGTTATACGCATACGCCTCAACGCCATCGGGTGAGCTGGAGTTTTCACCCATCCACTCCACAGCCGCGCTATCTGTGATGGCGTCGATGATAAGGCCTGGAATGCGCGCTATTTTATCCAGCATGTCCTTCGCCCACTCTGTGCGAGTTTTCCGGGGAATGCTGAACATTTTGTCATACTCAGATGCGCTCATGTCTGCATACATACAGACACTCTCAAACTTCATCATGTCATCTGTTGACAGGCGCACGCCATCGACCTCTATCCAGCTGCCACCACACCCGATGTTTCCATAGGCGTCCATCATGTGACGGCGATGATCTGGCAGCAAAGTCATTGCCTTAACCAGATTGCGGGGGCCAGTTGCCCATTCATACCGAGTATGATTTTCACCGGCATGTATGCTGGCGATACCTGAATCAAGGCGGGTGATGATCTTGATGGTCATGATGTCTCTCCTAATCCCTGCTCCCTCCCGACAATCGGTGGGCTGCTTGGGTTTGCGTTGACTACAACTCAAACTATATTCGCACTCAGTGCGAATGCAAGCGAATTATTTAAATTTGTGACAAACATCAAAAAGGCGCCACATGGGCGCCCTTATCGCAATACCCCACTCACGCCGCCTTAGCCATATCCAGATAGCGGTGATACTCCTTCACGGCATCGCCGTAGCAGTGCTGCAGCTCCTGCTCGGCCTGGCGCTCTGCTGTAGTCAGCAACTCCGGTGAGGCGATATAGCCAGAGTGACAGTTCGGGCAGGCATGCGGCTTGGGCTTTGTCAGCTCACCGGTGCCAGAGCATGCCGGGCAGCGCCCTCCTTCCGTGTCGCGCTGGCACCGCATTTCGATGAGCGCGCGCACCCGTGCTGCGTTGTCATGGTCCCCTTGTAGCTCCAGCTCACGCGCCCGCTTTGCCTCCCGGCGCCCATACGGATGATGGCGTTTGTAGAGTCGCAGCATGCGCTCTGGTTCGCACAACATGCCGGCCATGCTGAGTACGGCTCGCGGCGGATAGGCGGCGATAAGCTTGCGAAGGGCAATCATGTCCCCCAGATGCCGTGCTCTGAGCACAGCCACACCGATGGGGTGAGCGCGCTCAGCATGCGCCAGTGCGGCCAATGCTTCATCGCGGCCGATGCCATCGCACGACTTCGTGAGGCGCTGGCTATCGGCTTCGGCTGATACCGCTTTGGGTGCATGGATCTTGATCAGGAATTCGATGCTCATGGATAGGTCCTCATTTGTTATGGTTCGAGAAGGCGCGGTTAAGCCATTCCCGCATTTGGCCGTTCTGCACTTGCTCTGGCGTCACCTCAATGACAGTCCAGCCCAGCAAGGTCGCCTCGTTCATCTTGGCTCTGTCCCCTACGAATCCGGCGCCACGAGTGTGGCGACCACCGGAGTGGATGCCACCATGTACTTCGAGCGCAATCATCTGCACCGGCCAGGCAAAATCCATGCGCCACTTGCGCTTGGGGTGGAACAGTAATTCAGTGGCAGGCTCAGGCAGCCCATGCAGCTGGGCCAGCACCTTGCTGTGCAGGTTGTTGAACTGCTCAGCCTTGCGCACCTTGTTAACGGCCTGCTTGGCCTTGGGGTGCTTGTCCAACAGGCGTGCGGCGTCGAGAGCTGATAAGTGAATCATGCGAGGTAGCTCTCCATAAAACTGACCTTGGCATCTTCGAGCTGGCCAAGAAGGTTAAACGGCTGATGCCCATTAGCCACCGCTCTTGTACAGGTGCCATCATGATTCACGGTCACGATCAGGCAGTTGACGATCTCGCCGCGCCTTGCGCTCTCCAGCATCTCCTCAAGGGTGGCGACGACATTGGCGCCGCTCTCCTTTTTGACCTCGCTCAGACTGACAACCTTGTCGCTCATGCTGCCCTCCCGATCGTGTTCTTGCGCAGCTCTGCTACTTCCCGGGCCACCTGCTCCAGCAAAGAGGATTCAGTACCGTGCTCCTCCTGCCAGCTCTTTGGCGCGGCGTGGAATCCGGTGGGGTAGCAAGCGCGGTGGTGCCGTGGGCACAGTGGCAGCACTCTGGTGTGCTCTGCACGCTGGGCCATACCCTGCCCGCTGCGGACGTGGTGGATCTCGGCGAGTGATGGCCCCAGCCCCGCATTACGGCAGGCAATGCAGCCAAGCGAGGCGACGTCTGATAGATGTTGGCGCTCAGCCTTGGTCTTGCTCATCACGCCGCTCCCGCATTGATAACAACCAGACCCGCCAGGGCGAGTGCCAGCATCAGCGACAGCGACAGAAGAAATAAAAACAGGCGAATCATGCCGCAGCCCTCCCATAGCTGGCCACCCAGTCGAAGCCGCGGCGGGATTCATCCCCGAACTGCACGCCCTGCTCTGCGCCGAAAGCCTGCGCCAGCTCGATCAGATCGCGCATCTCGCGCACGGTCATCTTGGATGTGGACTGCCCCAGCGCCACAAAGCCGGTGCCGTCAATATTCGGTACCACGGATTGTTTGTAGAGCGCGGCGGAGAGGACGATTTTCCACTCCTCCTTGGAGAGCTTGCGGCCGTGCCATGTAACCTGGTTGGCAATGTCGGTCATGACGGCCCAAAACAGAGCGTTCTGGGCCAGGCTGCGGGTCATCTCCTTGATTTCGATGACCAGCGGCCGATCCTGGTCAACCGGAAGGCTTGCTACCAGCTGGCAGGCGCGGTCGCGGACGTTGGCTGAACGCAGGAACATCTTGGGGAAGTTGCTCATGCTGCCTCCTCCCCGATCAGGTTCAGGCACAGCTGGAGCTTGGCGTGGATGGCTGCCTGCTCTTGGCTCAACGCATGCTTTTCGATACGGCGGCGGGCCAGCCCTTGGCCATGCTCAGTACCTTTAGCAACGGACACCGCCTCTCGGCGGGCGAAGTCGTGCTGCCAGTGAGTAAGCTCATGGGTGGTGCGGATCTTCTCGGCCATCCAGTTGAAGGCAAGGATGTACAGCTCCTTGAACTGGGCGGCCTGCTTGCCAGTGAAACCCATCACGAGGAAGACCATTCCGTCTTTGGTTAGGCTGTAATACTTCAACGGCTTGCCGTTTTGTAACCCACTGTTTTCAAAGCAAACCTTAAAATTGAGTTCTGCAAACTCATCACTACATTCAAGGTTTTCAATAGCGGCCAGCACGTTGTCATGTCGCTTACCAAACAGCTCGGCGACTTGGCGTGAGGTGGTGAACACCTCCCCGTGCTTGGCGATCACCAACTCGCGGAATTGGGCCTCTTGGGCCTTTGTCAGGTTGCTCATCCTCACCCCCGCTTGGCTTTGTTGCGGCGCTTGGCTGCGGCGCGCTGGCGATCAGCGGCCCTGTCATTGCGCGGATTGGGGTGGCAGTATGAACTGGACGGCTTGAATCCAGCAGGCAGGCACCACGTCGGTGCGCTGACAGCCAGTGCGGATGCGATGGCAGTAACAATTCTCATGCTGCCACCGCCTTAACGGCAACGGCCGCAGATGACGGGAACGGCTCGAGGCGATAGCGCCAGACTTGTGCGCCGTCGATAGTCTCGTGATGGGAGTGTTTAATCCAGCCGTGGCAGCACACCTCACGCAGGCGGGCACTGATGGCGGCTTGGGTGTCGGCTTTCTGGAAACGGCTCCAGCATTCGCGCTCGATCTCGCGCAGAGTGCGGTACTTGCCGTCACTCATGATCGCAATCACACGCCCTGTCTGGGTCGCCGTAGATAGATCTCGGGTAGTCATGGTTAGGTCCTCGTTTCGGGTGGTTCCCGTTGGGTGGTTAGCCCGTCAAAGCAGGGTGGTTAGCCCTGAGCGCTGTCTATCAAATCACGGAAAATTTGGCAATGCGCCAGTGTGCAAAACCAAATTTAAATTTAGTCATCCCATCCGCCTTTCTTGCCCTTGCCCTTTGCACTATCCATTTCGGCCAGATGGGTACGGCGTGCCACCTCGTCCTGGCTGATTGATCCCATCACCCCCTTGCCGAACGAGGCGTAGGCAGTGCCTGTGCTGCCGCCACGATGCAGGCGCACGATCATCTCCATCAAGCCAGCTAGCGGAGACTGCTCGTTGTAAACCTCGTCCCGATACAGACCAATCCAGATGTTACAATCTTGCTCAATTTGCCCCGTGTCTCGGCTGTCGCTCGGCATAGGGCGCTTGTCGGCGCGCTTCTCAAGCTCTCGATTGAGCTGGGTCAGCATCAGTACTGGGCACTGCAGCTCCTTGGCGAGGTTCTTGAGGCCCTTGGTGATATTCCCGTAGGCCAAGTCATTGCGCTCTGCCTTCTCGGCTTTCATCAGCGTCAGATAGTCCACGGCCACCATGCCGATCTGGCCAAACTCGCGGCGCAAGCGCCGAGCCTCCGCGCAGATCTGCTGCAGGCTCATGCTTGGCTGGTCGGCAATGTGCAGCTTGGACATACCCAACTCGGCAATAACCGCATAGGCCTTGTCCATCTTGCTCTGGTCTGACGCAGAGTGAAGATCAGTTCCACTCACGCCAGCAGCCTGAGAAAGCATTACCTCCAGCAACTCGACTTTGGTCATCTCCAGCGAAAATGCCAGCACAGGCTGTTTCCTGACCAGTGCAACATGGTTGCAGACCGCCGCCAGGAACGTAGTTTTCCCCATCTTTGGCCGAGCGCCCACGGCGATCAGCGCTGATTTGCTGATCCCAGTTGGGTAGAGCAGCTCATCCAGACCCTGAATGCCGGTCGTAAAACCGGTTACCTCACCTGGTTTGCGAGTCAGTCGCTCCTCCATCAGATCGCACCACTCCTTGACGATCTCGCTAGCCGGCACAGCCAGCCCGACCACGCCGCCAGCCCGCTTTGTTTCAATCTCAGAGATCAGCGCACCCATGGCTGAAAACCTCTCGTCGGTGCTGCTGAACCCGGGCTCCATCATCGCCTCAATGGCATCCTGCAGCTTGCCGATGGCAAAGCGTCGCTCAGACATCTGGCGCACAATGGAGCCGTAGGTCACTACGTTGGCCGCACTCGGGGTGTTCTTGGCCAGCTCAATCAGGTAAGGCATTCCGCCAATTTCCTCGATCCCCCCGTCCTCCTCGATGCGCGCATTGAGCGTCATCAGGTCAACCGGTTGGCGAGCCGCCATCAGGCTGGCGATCGCGCTGTAGATAATCCGGTGCGGCCGCGAGTAGAAATCCTGCTCACTCAGGTTCAGGTCGTGATACGCATCGCTGCGCAGCATCAGCCCGCCAAGGACAGACTGCTCAGCCTCGAAGCTGTGCGGTGGCACATAGCCCATCAGCTCATTCGTCATTGAATCGGCCCTCCCTCACGCCCAGGTAGCACTTCTCGGTGATCAGAAAATCCAGGTTCTTTGGCTTCCACTGCGACTCACCATCGCGCCGAGGCCGACTCTCGCACATCCAGCGGCAATGCGTCGCAATGTGGGTCAGGTAGCTGCGCCAGCGCTGCTCAGTGAATTTGAACTTCGACCAGAAGTTGCGGATCTTGGTCCTGCGGCCATCAGTCAACTCACGAACGCCAGGCATCTCTGGCAGCACTTCGTGATAGATATCCACGATGGTCTGATAGGGGGTATTCGGAGATTTCGTTTTGCCGGCTGTTGTTGGGGTGTCAGCGCAAGCTGATGCCCCCTCAGTATTGTCTTTTATATTGTTATTATTGTTATAGTCTTCGGCATGTAATTCGGCAGGTAAATCCGCGCCGCTGATTTGGTGATCACCTCCAAACACCTGTTCTGGTGCGGCCTCAGAATCCGCGCCATATTCCGCGCTAAATATTTGCGATAATCCGCGCTGATAAGCGTCAAAATTGAGCAATGTTACGATGGTGTAACCGTGCTTTCCGCGAGCCCCAACGCAGCTGATCGCGCCATCTTCCCTGAAGTATTCCAGCGCCCTGCGCGCCTGATCTTCAGAGATGCCACACTCCTGCCCAAGGCTTCTTGCAGAGCACACCAGTTGCCCTCGAGTAAGCTGAATACGCTTGCCAGCAAACTGCACTGTGCGTTGCTCATGGGCAACCTCAAGGATGAGGTGGAACATTACGGACTTTTTGGCAAGGTCTCGGTACCACGCAGCACTCTTCATGCTGCGATAAAACAGGCGAAAGCCGGTGCGCGCATTCTCATCCACATTGCTCCCTCTGCTAACGGGTTTGGATGCTGGCTCGGCAGCACCAGGGAATTTGATAACTGTGTTCATGCTGCCTCCTCATCAACACAGGGAAGGCTGATTTCAGACAGGTGCAGAGCTATACGCTTTCCAATCCATGCCATGCACGGAACGGCCATTGAATTGCCGATCGCCTTGTAGCGCGGTCCGTCTGCTGCTGGCTTGCCGCGATATGGCACATCGGTATGGCAGTCTGGAAACCCCTGCAGACGCTCGCACTCTACAGGCGTCAGGCGGCGGACTGCCATTGCTGTAGCAACCGCAGGAGGAGCGCCTGCATTGGCATGGCTGTCGGCGTGTCCGCATGCTCTAAGCGTCGGAGACATGTCCTCAGACGCATCACCACCACAGTCCTTTGAGCTGAATGCCACCGGCACAACAGGTCTCACCTGCACCAACTCATCCCAGTTGTTGGCAGCGAATATGACGCGTTGATCGTGGTCTTTGATGCTGTTGTATTTGGCTAAAACAGCATTTTCCTGCCCCTGATTGCGGCCCAGCGTATGCGCCAGCTCGGTGTTGGTGTCTGGGTCTTGGGTGCCGTGGACGGTCATCACAGCCAGATCGGTAGCATCCTTGTAGTCTCTGGCCTTCATAGTGCTGGCAGTGCCATCGCAGGCGTATTCACCAAACGCCACCATTCTGAACGCTTCGGCTGGGATCAAATGTCCTGCTTGTCCTGCTTGTCCTTGGTTGTCGTCTGCACCACACGTTCCAACGCCGTTTGCAGTAAGGGCGGCAACGACCGAGCCCGTTTCTCGGCTCGGCGCAGAATCCCGGCGCAGGCCTTCGCGCTCAAAAAGTACCGCTGCGGGATCGAACCCCACTCGAGCACTTGCGACAACAAACACACGGCGACGCCGTTGGGCCACTCCGAAATATTGGGCATCGAGGACTCGCCACGCGACTGCTCTTTGGGGGCCAAGCACACAACCAGCGTTCGACCACCGCCCCCCTGGTGGGACGAGCTCGCAATCTTCGCCGGCAAGGAG